AACGCCATTCATCAATAAAGTAAAAAATCATTCCAGCAATACCTGCCAGAATCATCCAATAAACTGCTGTTTCAAATGTCATTTCGTTGCCCACTCCCTTATTATTTTTGGCACAACAACAGGCTCTCTGTCGTCTATAACTGTATAGGTAGCACCTGACGGATGAATTGATGGTGCTGCTGCAACATAACCCTTCCATTTAATATCGATGCCTTCAAATAACTTACCCTTAAATACATCAGCCTTGTTAGCTTTGTAATATAAGTGAAGTCCATCTCCAGTTTGAACTGTGTATGTCGGCTCAAACTCTGGCAATAACTCGCCACCATTTCTGTAATCAATATCAAAAACAACTAAGCCAGACTGATAGCCAGCAATTCCGATATTGATGTTCTTGTCATAATCAAACCAAAAGTTAATTAGTTTTTGGTCTGTTGTAGCTGATAAATAAGCTCTTTGGCATAAATCAAAATGTGGATCTTTTTTGTTAGGCAATAATGGCATTACAGCCCATCCACGATTTGCATATTCCAAAGCAGCTTGTCTGCTGTTTGTTGCTAGTTTCATGTCGCTCCCTACATGTAGCACAATTTGTGCCTTGCATGTAGTGTTGCCTAAATCAAGGTTATTTGGTAGGCCGATTACGGCGTGTTTTATAACGATTAGATAACGCTAATATCCTCAAAATCGTCGATATGGTCATCAATCGTGCGGGGCTGATAATCTGTTTCACGCCCCATAACTCTTTCCTAGAGCTGTAAATGATCCATCTTTGTTAATAGGGATAAGCGTAGGAGTCATGTTTTTACCATTCCATTCGAGGATAGCAATACCCATCTGCCAATTGGCCACAGTTCGCGTATAAGAGGCTTTTGCCTTATTCATGAGGTTTCCTACCTCAATGCCATATAAAGGCCTGTAATGGCCTCCTATGCCCTCAGAATAGGCACTCATGCCCAAACGATGCGTGTGCCCAATAACGCAAGACTTGCCCGTTTTGCGAGCTAAATTTAAGGCAGTCATTCCGGCATTCGGATTTGAGTTACCTTCATCGCCATGAGCCAAGATCCAGCCCTTTTCAAATTCATAGAATGATTTATGAAAAGTTATGCCTAAAGAATCGAAATCCATGAACTTGGAGTATTGCAGCTCAGGAAGGCTAATTAAGCCAGGTACTTTTAATAAAGTGTTATATAGGCGATCAGTATGATTACTGCGGACAATATGAGCCTCTTTAGCATTTTCAGTTAATGCCCAAATCAAGGGTTTGTTGATAAGCCAAAGGTGTTTTTTCAGCCCATCGAGAAATGGTTTGAAAATCAATTTCATCACCCACACATAATACTGAATCAAACTTTTCTTTTCTAGCCAGCTTAATAACATTTTTAACAGCTGTTTCATGGTGGTACGGAATTTGCAAATCACTTATTACTAAGTATCGCTTAATCGTCATCCTCATCGTCAGTTGGATCTATGGAAGGAATAATCCCGCCATCGCCTACAATCCAATCAGGGAATGTTTTATGTTCAGTCATTAACCAGAAAGCATGCTCAGGCGTAAATCCTGCTTTCCTAGCTGCTTTGTAGCATTCGTGTAAAGCCATGTAATGTTGATCGATTTTACTTAATGGCTCAGGAGTGTGGCGAACTACTCTCCGATTAACCTTTTTTCGTTTAGCGCGTTTTCGTGTGTTCGCCATAGTTAAAATTATGACTTAGAGATTATTGTGAACAGTTCATCGACACGCATTTCTAATCGTGAACTTCTTTCATCTATTCGGTTAATGGCGTCTTTCATTGAGCTGCCACTATTGGGGCGCAATTCGATTAGGAAACTTTTAATAACCCAGCGTAGAGCCAGTAATAAAGCGGTCGCAATACTGCAAACGCCAACGCCAAAGGCGACCCATTCGTTTGGACTCATTTTTCACTAAGGCCATAATCTACTTCGCTCCCTGACTTTGGATCTAACGCTTTTGCTATTGGAGCAACAACTGCACCAAGCAAGGTTGCATAAGCTGGATGAATGTCAGCCACTATTGCTAAAGCAACCGTTATTCCACTAGCTGCTACAGCTCTCAAATATGACTTAATTGCTGCTTTGTGTTTTTTAGTTAGTTTCATTAGTTGCCTTTCAGTAGTGGGATATCGAACTTTTCGCCAGTTTGGTTTGGCTTGAATGAAATGTGAATGTGCTTATGGTGGGGATTTATCCCAGTATATTTTCTAAACTTCCACAATGATCTAGCACTAGCAATTTTGCCAGCATGAATTATGTAAGATATACGCTTATCTTTTTTTGCTGCGAGTCGAAGCTGATCTGCCAAATCATAACTAATCCCTTGTTGGTCAGATAAGCCAGCGTCAATGTCGATCGCGCAAACTTCTCCATTAGATCTTGGGTTGTGATCGGATTTTCTAGATGCGTGCTTATTATCGCCGATCCATCCATCAGCTTTCCTGCTCCTACCCACAAACGCTCCATTTATCTGGTCGCGTAATGTTTCAGCAGCTTTAGATAAAAATGGCTTCATTAGCCAAGTAACAATTTTGCTTCGTCAGCAGTAATGCCAAGTCTATCGAGTAATGCTTGTTTTTCGGCAGCCTTTGCTTCGGCTTCGGCCTTTGCTGCTGCTGCATTGGCAGCATCTAATTCAATCTGTGCTATTTCAGCATCAGTTGCATCTCTGACAATTTCCTCACCAGTTTCACAATTAACAATTTTTACTTGTGGTTTAGATTTAGTCATTATTTAACTCCGTAAAGTAGGGCTGATCCTGAAGTAAAATTACCACTAGTAGGAAATAAATCTAAACTTGTAATTGCGCCAGTTTGATTAAAGAAACCAACACCATTCGCTGCTTTAAATTCAGTTGTAGTAGTTGGATCAACTGCGATTGATCTAAAATCCAACACTTTCCAAGATACAGCATTATTGTAATCGTAAATATTTACAATGCTTAAACCAGTTGCATCAGTATTATCATTGTTTCCACATATTGAAATGCTAGAGTTATTAAAAGAATCAGTACTGCCAGAGTTTGAAGCATTGTCTGTAAATAATACTTTATATCTAGTGCCACTATCAGAATTTATTCTTAGCCTCAATAAAGTATTATCGGTTGCCGGTTTGTAATTTCTTATTACTAATTGCAAATTGTTATAAGTTGATGGAATTGATGATAAAGTTACTGATGAACCTGTTAAACTTGTAGTGCTAATCAAAGTCATTCCACCTGCTGCTGGAGCAGCCCATTTTAATCCTGTCGCTGTTGATGAATCTGCTGTCAATACTTGATCGTTTGAACCAACTGCTAATCTTGCAACTGTGTCGGCTGCTGTGGCTGCAATAATGTCGCCTTTAGCATCAACAATAGTTTTAGCAATTGCTGCGCTTGCATTATTAAAAACAGTTGTGTCAATTGCAGTTCCAAGTGTGCGGATCGCACTTGCACCATCTTTTACTAGATCGGTGTCTGCTGGTGTTGTCCAGCCATAATTGGTGGTAGTTGGCATTTTATCCTTTTCCTATCAGGCTACTATTGTAGCGTACTCCCAAGTCAATGTTGGGTCTATTGTGTTCCAAGCCTCAGTTATTGGGGTTGTATTCCAACGCATCGCCACTTGGCTAAATGCGGTCGGTGAAACATTAATTGTTAAAAACAGCTCATTGAATCGTGTACTCCATGACCAGCCTTCAACATATCCCTGAAATGTGCCACCTGATATTTGGCTTGGCAGATTTCTAATATCAACCGGCATTCCCATAAATACGCCTAATAAATCATCACGATCGGCATTGTCAATTTCTGAGTTGGTAATTGGGAATGTTATAGATTGAAATGCTGGCTGTGGGTAGGCTCTTTGGTCAATATAACGATCAGCGATAGCTTGAGCATCTACTGCACCCTGAACCCTAGAATTTATGGTTTCGGCTTTGTAACCATACAGGGCGATTGAATTGGCATCTGTAGCTGTAACCTGTGAATTAAAGTTATTTCCATAATTTATGTAAATGTCATTTCTAACATCTGCTGAACGCATAATCGTAGATAATCCATTACCTAAAGCATGACCGGCATCTAGTTCAACATAACCATTCGTAAGCAAATAGTTTTGTCTGTGGTCTGCATCTGCATAACCTATGTTTCCATTGTTTGCTTCATAAATATAACCAAAGGCCGAGTTGGCAATATCTGAAATAACATTGTAAATCGTATCGACTGTAGTTGATTGAGCAGTCATTGTGTAAAGGCCGGGTTGATCTATTTCGCCTAATCCTAGATTAACTGCATTAGCCCAAGTTTCAGTTGCATCATAAGTTGCCCAAGTTGAAGCTGCTGGCACATCATTCCAAGTTCCAAGTAATACGCTGGAAAGGATTGTGTAGATTTGGTTGCCATCCTCATCTTGCGAAATATTGTTATCCCAAATTTCTTTGGTTAATTTAGCAAGTGAACCCATAGCAATAAGGGTATATTCAACAACTGTGGCTGCTGCGCCAGTATTTCTGACCTGAACTGTTACATCGGTAAGATCGCCACCAAATAGGCTGACATAAGTATTTGAGCTATCTTTGACTTGTAAATCTAAACTATCATTTATGTCAAAAGGTAATGTTTGACCATTTAATGCAACTAAAGTTATTTGACAATATGATGGAAGCGGTTGCTGATAAATGTCTGATCTGCCAGCCTGATGCTGAACATCTGAAATTGCAATATTAGTGTAATCAACACCACCGACAGTTAATTTCCAGACTGGTGTAAAAACAGTCATTATCTATCCCTAAGCGCGGTTACGCTTCTAGCAGCCTGACTATTTAAGGTTGTTGCGACAGCTCTAGCAGTTCCCTCTGGATCTATTGCACCTGATACATTGATAACTATGTTTGGATTGGCTGCTAATGTGTTGCCTTGCTTTTCTAATAC